CGGAGCGCGTGATCATTCACGCGGGGTAAGATGGACGAACCATCAACCCTTGAGGTCGGTCGCTACGACCAGGCATCGGATTCGATCGTAATCGAGGGCATTCGGTATTCCGGCTCCATGTTCCGACAGTTTGGCGTGGGCCAATTTGGCGCCATGGTTGGGCGGCCAATGATGATCCAGGGCCGCGGCGATGGTGTTTTGACCATAACGAACCTGCAAAACGCCGACATCCGGGGTGGAGTCGTGATGCAGTTGGAAGGCTGATATGTCCGAGAGCAGCGGACTGACGCCCAAGCAGCAGCGATTCGTTCAGGAATACTTGATCGACCTCAACGCCACGCAGGCAGCCATCCGCGCAGGCTACAGCAAGAAGACGGCAAGGCAGGCGGGGGCTGAAAACCTGTCAAAACCTGTCATTGCAGGGTCGATTCAGGCGGCTCAGAAAAAGATAGGCGAGGGCGCCGGCATCACCGCAGCGCGCGTCCTGACCGAGATCTGGAATATCGCCACGGCTGACCCGCGGGATCTGGTGGAGCACAAGGTGGGGTGCTGCCGGTACTGCTGGGGCAAGGAATTCAGGTATCAGCGCACCGATCGCGAGTTCGATGACGCCAAGCGCGAGAACGAGCATGCGCGCAAGACCCTGGCCATTAAAAAGCGGCCGCCGCCGTTCCAGCCGCAAGGGGGCAAGGGCTTTCACAAGAACCGCGAGCCGAACCCGGATTGTCCGGAGTGCGGTGGTGACGGGGTGGGCCGCACGGTGATCCATGACACGCGCGGGCTGTCGGCCGGCGCCGCATCCCTGTTTGCCGGCATCAAGGAAACCAAGGAGGGCATCGAGGTCAAGGTGCACTCCAAGGATGCCAGCCTCGAGAAACTGTGCCGGCACTTGAGCCTGTTCAACGACAAGATGCAGGTCGACGCCACGGTCAAGGGATCCGTGAGCTACCGGGCCAACATGCCAGCGCGTGATCAGTCGTGACCCGCGAAATTGAGTACAACCCGTCGCCAACGCTGACCCAGTTCCACAAGTCCAACGCGCTTGTGCGCGGCATCCGCGGGCCGTTCGGGTCCGGCAAGTCGGTTGGATGCTGCTGGGAACTGTGGACCCGGGCCCTCGAGCAAAGGGCCAACAAGGATGGCATCCGCAAGTCCCGCGGCCTGGTGACTCGGAACACTTATGGCGAACTGACCAGTACGACCATCAAGACCTGGCTGGACTGGTTCCCGGAGGAGCGGTTCGGCAAGATGGTGCACGGCGCCCCGATCGTGCAGATGTGCCGCTGGAAGGCTGACGACGGCACCACGGTGGAACTGGAGATGATGTTCCTGGCCCTGGACCGGCCAGAGCACGTCAAGAAGCTGCTGTCGCTGGACATCACGTTCGGCTGGATGAATGAGGCCCGGGAGCAACCCAAGGCGATTCTGGATGCGATGACCGGCCGGGTGGGGCGGTACCCGCGGGCCGAGGATGGTGGTGCAACATGGTCTGGCGTGATCATGGACACCAACAGCCCGGACGACGACCACTGGTGGTATGACCTGGCAGAGGTGAACTGCCCGCCGGAGTTCAAGTTCTTCTGCCAACCGGCGGGCGACTCGGACGATGCGGAGAACCTGGACTGGCTGCTGCAGACGCCAGAAAGCATGAAGCACCCGTGCGGCCACCCAGAGCGCCGGGCGCGCGGCCACCTCTACTACAGCCGCCTGAAGGCCGGCAAGACCAAGGAGTGGGTCAAGGTCTACGTCAAGGGCCAGTACGGCACGGTGCACGACGGCAAGCCTGTGTATGGCGAACGCTGGAATGACAACCTGCACGTCAAGGAGATCAACCCGATCCAGGGCGTCAAGTTGGTGATCGGGGTGGACTTCGGCTTGACCCCGGCTGCCGTGATCACCCAAAACGATGCGCGTGGCCGGCTGCTGGTTCTGGATGAGGTTGTAGGCGCGGACATGGGATTTCGGCAGTTTCTGGAGAACGCGCTGATCCCATACCTGTTGGCCAACTACCAGGCGTGGTGGGCAAAGAAGGACGAAATGATCCTGCTGGTGGGAGATCCAGCAGGCGACAAGCGCGCCGATTCTGACGAGAAAACCTGCTTCCAAGAGGCTCGCGCCAAGCACCTGAAGATCCGCGCAGCTAAGTCCAACTCGCTGGCGCCGCGTGTCGGCTCAGTGGAATGGTTCCTCTCAAAACTCACTGGCGGGCAGCCCGCATTCTTGTTGGACTCAGACTGCAAGGTGCTGCGCAAGGGCTTCAATGGCGGCTACAAGTACCGCCGCATCCAGGTGACGGGCCAAGAACGATACACCGAGGAGCCCGACAAGAATCAGTACAGCCACCCGCACGACGCGCTGCAATACGCGGCCATGGAGTCGGGCGGCATTCAGGCAATCCTGCAGGCAGGGCGACCGGCCGGCCGCAAGCTCCCCACATTCACCCCCACCGACAGCACGATGGGAACACTCGGAGGCTAGTCGCTTCCAGAACATAAGTGTCAGATTCACCGGGCTTATACCCGGCATTTGTCGTTTGGAGAACATATGGCAGTCATCTCACCAGTCATCGTGACCAACAACCCCCCAGGGGATGGTTCGATCATCACCTACTCGTGGACGATGGTCACGGCCAACGACACCGGGGCGCCAGTACCGTTTGCGCAGTGGGCTGACCGCAGTGTGCAGTTTGCCGGCACCTGGGGCGGCGGGACCATCGTGTGGGAGGGATCCAACGATGGTACGAACTACGAGACGCTGACCGACGCGCAGACCAACGCGATCACCAAGACGGCCAACGCGCTGGAGCAAGTGATCGAAGCCACGCTGTGGGCCCGGCCGCGAGTGACCGTGAGCGTTACCAGCGTCGTGATCACGCTGCTGGCCCGGCGCAACAACCCGCAAAGGACTTGAGCATGAGCAAGCAAGAAACAGCCGCGCAACTGCGCAAGGTGGCCAACTTTTTCAAGGGCCTGATCCAGGCCGCCGACGACATCGAGGCGATCGGCTCCATGGAGGGCGCCACCAAGGAGGCGGCCCAGGCCCGGGATCTGGCTGTCAATGAGCGGGACCAGGCGCTGGCCGAGCTCGCCGACGCCAAAGCCAAGGGCGCCAAGGCGGCGAAGGACGCCAAGGAAAAGGTCGAAGGCATGCTGGCCGATGCGCAAGCCAAGGCCGACGCCAAGATCACCGAGGCCCAGGCCCTGGTCGACAAGACCACGAACGACCTGATCAGCAAAGCCGAGCGCCAGGCCGCCGAGATGACCGACAAGGCTGCAGCTTCGGTGCAGGCCGCTGGGCAGGAACTGGCCAACTGGGCCGTCAAGAAGGGCGCGCTGATGGCCGAAGTCGCCGACCTCGAAGCCAAGGCCAAAGACGCCCGGGCCGAGCACGAGAAGCTCACCAAGGCCCTGGACGCACTCAAGGCCAAGTTCAAGATTGCGGACTGATCTCCGGTGAGCACGCACCGCAACCGCGTCAAGATGACCGTCTCCGGTACGCCCGGAACCGGCACGATCACGCTTTCTGCTGCATCGAGCGGCTATCAGTCGTTCGCCACTGCCTACGGTGCAAACGCAACGGTTGACATCCTGATAGAGGAAGGAACCGCGTGGGAGGTTGCGCGGGACTGCACCTACACCAACAGCGGCACAACGGTAACGCGTGGCACGCTTGAGGCATCCAGCACGGGGAGCGCGGTTAGTTTCACATCTGCGGCTGTGGTGTCTGTGATTGCGACGGCTGACCGTGGGCGCACATGGGACGCTGCGGCGCTCAATACGCAGGCCACGGGCACAGACGCAGACACGACGATGGCGATAAACACGCTGTATGTGGTGGATATGTCTGCTTGGGCAACGGCGGACAGAACCTACACGCTACCAGCAACTGCGGCTGTCGGGGACCGCATCGGCGTCATGGTGACGGCGGGTGACGCATCGCATGAACTGATCTTGACGGCGGGCAGTGGCGACACGTTGAACGGCATCACAGGCGGCACGGAATGGAGCCGGTTGTTTATCACCAACGAGGTGGTAATCATGCGCTGCATCGTGGCAAACACGACATGGGTTGTTGAGTATGACGGGCGCATACCTTGCAAGATGGTGCTTCGCCTGACGACCAATACGAATACCACAGAGGGCGCGGCGACATTGGTCATCCCGACCGACCGGAGCGGCGTTTACACGGCGGATGTGGATGTTGGTGGGTGCGCTGATGCTTCAACAAGCAAGTTCAATTTTCGACGCGGCGGAACAGTTGCGATTTTCGGGCGTGCGCTGACGCAGGTTGCTGTCTCATCTGCCAATTATTTCACCGCGCTTGTGTGGAACGGAACGACAACTTACGCCATTCAGCAGATCGTTCAAGGCGGCAGCGGTCAGCCGCAGTATTCATACGCAGGCGCCACAAACCAAGCGGCAGGCGCATACCTGCAGTTTCGCTACCGTTCGCAAGAAGGCTCCAGAGGGTTGGCGACCGATTCGACTTTTTGCGTCATGGAGCAACTATGAGGGCTGACGCTGCAAAAATTCTGCTGCACATGGGGTATGCGCTGGATCGTGACTTTGTGGCGCTGGAAGATGCCGACAAAGGCGTTTTCGTCAAGTGGCTCTCGCAGGCGCCGCAACCCGACGGCAAGGCCATTGATGCTGCTGCGCTGGAGCTGGCGACCGTAGAGCAAGCCGAGGAAGCAAAGCGCATCGAGTCCAACACAGCCCGCGACGACGCCAAACGCGCACTGGCTGCATTGGACACGATCATCACCGGCATTGATGGCGCAACGCTTACGCAAGCCAAGACGGCGATCAGGCAACTGGCGCAGATTCAGCGGCACATCATCCTTGCGACATTGGGGCGATAGATGGC